TGGAGCATCCTCGGCAACCGGCACCTGTGGAGCATCCTCGGCAACCGGAGACTATGGAGCATCCTCGGCAACCGGATACAAGGGAGCATCCTCGGCAACCGGATACAAGGGAGCATCCTCGGCAACCGGCACCTGTGGAGCATCCTCGGCAACCGGATACTGTGGAGCATCCTCGGCAGAAGACAAGGATGCAGTAGCTGTTGCTTGGGGTTACAAATCAAAAGCCAAGGGCGTTCTTGGGGCATTTCTTGTTTTTGCAGACTGGGAATACACTGGTTCAGAAGATGATACAGAATATGACAGAAATAACCAGAGTGCATGGGTTCTTAACGGTGCAAAAATGGTGCAGGTTGATGGGGAAAATATCAAGCCGAATACTTGGTATACGATTGAAAATGGAGAGATTGCGGAGGTATCAGAATGAATTACATAAAAGCAAAATATCCAAACCAGAGCCGGTCATATATATTTGCTACATCAGACGATGTAAAAGCCGGAGACATGGTTTTAAATGCCAAAGGCGCAAAGCTGAAAGTTACGGATGAATCGGTGGATATGAAGTGGGTGGACACCTACGGTGCTGATAAGATTGCAGTTGTGAAGAAATATGAAGAACCGGAGAAACGGTATATTGTCGAGCGTGAGTTTGAACATGCAGGATACAAATGTGTTGTCATATTTGGAAATGTCGGGCACAGATGCGGTTATGTCGGTATTCCAAAGAATCATCCGTTATACGGAAAAGATTACGGCGATCACCTTGAAATCAAGAAAACTGATATTGGAGAAAGGAAAGTAAGCGGGATATTTTCTTTGCTCGGTGCTTGTCTTGACGAGGACGAGAGAATCCGCATCGAAGCATATTTTTCGTGCCACGGCGGTATTACTTACGCAGGAGGCGGGGATCATTCCGATTATCCGATTGAAAGTGATTTATGGTGGTTTGGATTTGACTGTGCGCACTATGGAGACGCGGATGATTTGGACCGTGCAATAGATTTGTTCCCAAGTAAAAAGGACATGTATTTGTTAAAGAAAAGGGTAACGAGTAGATATCCGATTGATGAGGCTGTCATTCGCACGGAGGAATATGTCACGGATGAATGCAAGAAGTTAGCGGAACAGTTAAAAGAATTTGAAGAAAGCGAGGAATAGATATGGTTATCAAAACAAAGAGATTTTATGTAAATAGTAAGTCATGCAAGGTAGAACTTAAGAAAGAGGGTGTTGATTACCTTGTGATAGTTGACGGCAATGTGTATGCAAAGACTCCAAACGAGTTGTATGCGGTGCAGAAATTTAACGAGATTTAAGGAAAGGACAGGTGAGTAATTATGGCAGAAAACACAGCAGTAGCAAAGGCAGAGGAAAAGACAGAGGTTGCACACAGCAACAACAAGGTTACAGATTATAGCCTTGGAATTTTTGGAACATCAGATAATTTCATCATGGCTATGCAGATGGCAAAGGCGTTAGCGAGTTCAACTATCGTTCCGGCAACATTCCAGAAGAACGATGCAAACTGTCTGATTGCTATTGAGCAGGCGCAGAGACTGCGAGTAAGCCCACTAATGGTTATGCAGAATTTGTATGTAATTCAGGGGAGACCGTCTTGGAGCTCAAAGTTTCTGATTGCGGCAATCAATAATTCCGGCAAATTCGATATGGAATTACAGTTCGAGGAAACCAAAGATAAGGATGGCAAGCCTTATTCGTGTCTTGCTTGGACTACGAAAAATGGTCGTAGAGTTGAGGGTATGACCGTGGACATGGAAATGGCTAAAGCCGAGGGATGGCTTGGTAAGAACGGTAGTAAGTGGAAAACCATGCCGCAGTTAATGCTTCGGTATCGCGCCGCATCTTTCTTCTCCAGTCTGAATTGCCCGGAGCTGACAATGGGATTGTATACGAAAGAGGAAATACAGGACAACGACTTCAAGGAATATCCGATGGAAGATTTGCAGGAACAGGTCAAGCGTGATATTTCCGAAAATGCCAATTCAGAGCCATTTGTCGTAGCTGAATCCGAAGCTATTGAGACCGGGAGCGAAGTAGTTGAATCACAGCCAGAGAAAGTAGCCGGAGAAGTCGTTGAGAATGACGAGAACGTGCCAGACTTTATGAAAGATTAGGAGGTGGATGCATGAGAGTTATATCACAGGACGGAACGCTTGATGTTCCATATGAACAAGTTATTATAAGCAGATACAGAACCAGTATATTTTTCATTAACAAGAGCTTTACAAATAAGAAAACGATAGCGGACGATACTGAATTAGCCGTGTACTCTACGGAAGAAAAAGCGCGGAAAGCTATGGAAGACCTGCAATATGCGTATGCATGCCGTAATATAGCGATGTTCGACAAAGAAAAAGCTATTTATATTCCGAATGATAAAATGACTAAAGCTGTTATTGGAGGTGTCTTTCAGTTCCCAACAGAGGAAGAATTGGAGTAGGCTATGATTCACGTTTCATTTGACTTGGTGGATGAGTTTATTCCAAGAGTTCCAAAACAGCGGTGTGAGGGCGAAAACGACACGATTAAACGGATATGTGTAGCACCAAGCATAATTGAAGCCTTGAACGCAATACCGCAAGCCGGGTTAGTGGTACGGAATATGAAATCGCTTGGCTTGCCGGTAATCATCCATTGCTACTATCTGAAAGCTGACAAGGTCATGAGCAATGATGAAGTTCAGAAATATGTGCCGGATGCGGAATTTACTAGGGAAATGTGGATATTGGAAAAACCCAAAGCTGTGAACCGTATTGATTACGAGATTACGGACTGCATTGTCAAACAGGGCGTAGATGTTTTTGGTAACGAACAGTTTGAGGTACGGCTTCCAGAGATTGAGCGAATTAAACATCAATCCAATATTGATAATTTTTTCAAGGTTTTTTGTCATAATCCGAATGAAAGAAAAATGAGAGGAATATTTGAAAAGCAAAGTTACAGAAAAGTTCTAGCGAATTTTGATGATGAGATTATCGAGAAAGCGAAGGGAGTGATTGAAAATAAAGCTTAAAGTCCTAGGTTCCGGTTCATCCGGCAACTGCTATATTTTGGAGAATGAAAACGAAGCCTTGATAATCGAAGCTGGGTTGCCATTCATGGAAGTCAAGAAAGCCTTGAATTTCAATGTAATGAAGATAGTCGGCATGATTTCCAGCCATGAACATGGAGACCATTATAAATATTTCGAGCAATATAAAAATGCAGGAATCAATTCGGCTTGCTTTGGTACAGGAATTCCCGAATATGATGCCGATAAAATGAAGTATTATCTTGTTTCTATGGGGAAATTCAGAATTAAAATTTTTCCATTAGTACACGATGTTCCTTGCTATGGCTTTTACATTACGCATCCAGAAATGGGTAGTTTGGTGTATGCATCTGATACCGAGTACATCAAATACCGATTCAAAAATGTCAATCATTTTATGGTTGAGAGCAATTACGATATGCAGTTTGTAGACCGGGACGAGCCAAACTACGAACACCGCCTACGAGGTCACATGAGTCTTGATACGGCACTTAAATTTATTTCTACTAACGATAACCCGGCATTGAGAAATGTCGTTCTAATACACTTATCAGATAAAAGCGGAGATCCCGCACTATTTAAACAAAAGACAGAAGAAACAATTAAATATGGAGCCAATGTTTATGTTGCGTGCAAAGGCTTGGAAGTTGATATGAACCTTTGCCCGTTCTGAAAGGAGACGGCATGAAAGTATATGAATTGATTCAGCAGTTGTCAAAGTTTAATGCAGATACAGAAGTAGAATTCCATGTTAAGGCAAAATTTGATGCCGATGTAGAAGCTGAATTTGACAGAGACGATGAGGACGATACGCAAGAAGTAACGGTAACAGTGGAATTTAATGATGATGTTGATTTCTGTGACATTGATAACAATGAAGGAAGCATCTGTCCGAATGTCACTATCAATCTTGAATACTAAAAATAGGTTGTAACACCTTGGTATTTACCTAAAAGAAACCAATTTATGCGGTATCTGATGTTTTGGCAAGGAATTTAATATATCACAAAAAACTAAATTGAAAGCCATGAGATACCTTTGGCGGTTGCCGAAAGTGACCGCCAGAAAGGAGAATACGTGTTAATAATTGAGGATAAAGGACAGAAAGAGGGCTTACATATCCTTAAGAATAGATATTTCAAAAGCCACGATATGGAAGTCTTGCGTGCACCATTGCCGGTTGGAGATTACATAATTGCCACAGACAAGGTAGCGGATGTTATCCATAGAAAATCAGCTAGAAAAATGGAACTTAAAAAGATGGATTTTCTTGGCACATATGATGTTTCCGTTGACACGAAAAAGGACATGCAGGAAATTGTAGGGAATATCTGTGGAAAAGCACATCCGAGATTCCGTGACGAGTGTATTTTGGCGCAGAACAACGGAATTAAGTTATATGTGCTTATTGAAAATACAGACAAGGTGTATTCCGTCAATGATGTATTTACATGGCATAATCCTCGAGTGGACCGGTATAACAATATTGCATATATGCACACACTTGGAAAATTGCTGAATGTATCGCTACCGAAAACAAAGCCGACATCTGGCAAGGTATTGGCAAAAGCTATGTTGACAATGCAACTTAAGTATGGCGTTGAGTTCGTATTTTGTCGCCCGGAAGATGCTGGGGCAAAGGTTATTGAATTGCTTGGAGGTAGTGAAAATGGCGGAGAATAAGCGGTATTACTGGCTTAAACTGATGGATGATTTCTTTGATAGCAAACGAATCAAAAAACTCCGAAAGATGGCAGGCGGCGATACATACACGATCATATACCTTAAGATGCAGTTGTTGTCGTTGAAAAAAGGTGGCTATCTGGAATATTCCGGCTTGGAAGATGAATTTTACAAAGAGATCGCCCTTGATATTGACGAGGACGAAATCAATGTTCAAGTAACGATTCAGTATCTTCTTTCCTGCGGATTGCTTGAAACATCTGATTCTATCGAGTACAAATTACCATTTGTGCAAGATAACCTAGGAAGTGAGACGGCAAGTACTCGTAGAAGTCGTAAATCTAGGGAAAATGCACAAAAAGCGTTGCAGTGCAACAGTGGAGCAACGGAGTGCAACATTTTGCAACAAAATTGCAATGTAGAGATAGATATAGAGAAAGATATAGATACAGATATAGAGATAGAGAAAGAAAATACAAAAGAAAGCGTGCCTGCATCTGATTTGGACTTTGACGCGGAATGGGGATGGGAATACACAATCAATGCATATCCAAAGAAAACGTCGTTAACGTCTGCCAAGGTAGCATGGATGGACAAGCTTTTAGAAGTTATCGAGCCGAACAGGAAAGCCGTTGCAAAGCTGATATATGAGGCTACAGTGGCATATGTTACTGACTATATAGAGAAGAATCCGGATGATACAAATTATCGTTATATTCCGAAATATGGTGATTGGCTGAAAGAGGATTGCGATTACTGGATTCGTCAAGTTGAGAAACGAAAGCGAGGTGAGAGCAGTTGACGGAAGCAGAAATTGGAGTGATCGGATGTGTATTGATTGACAATGATTCCATGTACAAGGTTTATAACAAATTGAAGACGGAAATGTTCAGCTCTGAATTTTGCCAAGATGCTTTTGCTGAAATGCTTGCCATGTATGATCGTGGAGAAAACATTAATGTCGTTTCACTGTCTCAGTCACTTGAAAACCACAAATGGGAGCCGGAAATGATTGCCGGGGAGCTTAAGGAATGTATTGCCGCAACTCCGTTATCGACAGCAATGAAAAACTATGCGGATGCAGTCATTAAGGATTGGCGGGCAAGGGAAACGAAAAGCCTTTTCCAGAGAGTGAGCCTTAGACCATGTGATATTGATAATTCGATCGCGGAAGTTCTTACAAGGCTTGAAGAAATCCAAGTTAATCAGTTGAAGAAATCTAAGTTGATGAAGCAAATCGTATCAGAGAACAAAGATAAATACTTCAATGATGATGTGGGAGAGGACAGGGTAAAGACAGGATTTTACCATCTTGACGATTGCCTTGGCGGTCTTGAAGGCGGAGACATTACAGTTGTTGCCGCGAGACCGGGAGTTGGTAAGTCTGCTATTGTGGCACAAATAATCGAGAATATGGCAAGAAAAGGCTATAACACTTGTTACTACAACATGGAGATGAACAACAGTCAGATTTATGAAAGGTTTGTTTCAAGAATGTCAAAGATTGGTCTGACAAGAGTTCGCAGGGCAAAGGCTTTTCTTGGTGGAGAGAAAGAAGCCTTTGACAAGGCAAATGATGAGCTTGAAAAATATCCGATCACAATTGACGATCAGACAAATGTTATTGAGGAAATGAGAACGCAATGCAGGCATCAAAGATATGACGTGATCGTAGTTGACTATCTGCAATTGGTACGGTGTAACCGGAAGTTCAATAATCGTGCATCCGAAGTCGGGGAAGTTTCGAAGCAATTCAAAGCACTTGCGAGAGAGCTTCACGTTCCGATCATCCTATTGTCACAGCTTAACCGAGTATCGGAAATGAATGTAACGAAAGAGCCTACAATGTCCGAATTAAGAGAATCCGGAGATATTGAGCAGGATGCTTCCAATATTATTCTTATGTGGAATTTGGATGAAGACAGAAAATTTAAAGGCTTGAAAGTTGAAAAGAATCGACAGGGTACACCGTTTAGAGAAGTTGTTCAGTTTGAAGGTGATCGTATGGAATTTATCGAGCGAACCGAAACCATTGAACAGATTCAAGCACGGATGCGACAGAAAGACGGTTTCCGAGAAGTATGTGGCAGCACACCATTTGATTAAAAGGTGAATGATTATGGCAAGTAAGAAATTTGAAAAAGGTTCCGAAGAATGGCAGTTTTTTAATGACTATTATAAATTCCGGCAGCAGTTTTATGAAGCTGATAACGAAGATGAGTGGTTCCAAGGAATGATGGAAGCAGGGGAAATGCTAATTAAAAAATATGCACGGACAAATATATCAAAATATGTTCAAAGTCTTGTATTTAGCCATTTTGAGGATGTAGAGAGGAGATGGAAGAGCAAATGAGTAATGCACTGGCAAGAAAGAAAAAGCGGATGCAGCCACTTGGATATTCCAAGAGTGAACTGATCGGAATACAGAGACACGCCAAGGCACAAAGCAATGCGGATTATCTAATAGAGGAATCCTATTATAACGTCCGTATGATGGCATATCAGGCACTGCATGATAAGTTCGGATTCGGACACAAAAGAATCATAAAGGTTGAGCAGACTATTGATGCATATGTGGAGAATGCAAAGGATGGAACGACAGGCGAGGAACTTGGTTTTTATCTGAAAGATAAATGCAAGATTGACGTGCGAGAGGAAACTAATAAGATTCCGTATCGTGAGAGCTTTTATCTGGTAGAGAGAAAGATTGCACCGAACTGCATGATACAGGCAAATAAGTTTTTACTGGCACAGGTATTTAATTATTTTGCTATGTTGGGTGTCTGCCTTAAAACACAGTTTAAATTTTCGGGAAATCAGATCAGACAGGTTTATGAGAGAATCAGATATTTAATTAACTGCCTTGCTACCGGATATGAAACCATGACAGGGATCGCAAGTGTTTTGGAATGGGAATGTAAGTACATTGACAAGCGTTTTATCGGAAAGACGTATGAAATATAGGAGGAATGGTTGATGGACAAGTTAACTGTGGAACTGCAGGATGGATATTTTGTGGAGATTGATTCTCTGAATCACACCCTGAGACAGAGATATGCCGGACAGGATAAGGACGGCAATGAAAAAGAAAGCGTTCGAACAATCGGATATTTTGGAGACATGAAACAGTGCATTAAGGCTTTGTTAGATCGTTATCCGAGTGAGTTATCCGAAAAGGCGCAGATTTCCTTTAGTGAATACTTGGAACTGTTGGATAAGGCTTATACGAGGTCAGAACAGCTTGTGAACAGGATCGGAAAGGAGCAGGAAAATGCTGAATAGAGAAAAATATGCGGAAGAGATTTTAAATATTGCGTGTGATGGATGCAATATTGCGTTAATTAATGGGAAACTGGAAAAATGCAGGGGAGTCTGCGATAAATGCGATTTTTGCGATAATGACATTAGAAATGCTGGTCGTTGCAGAGAAAAAGCAAAAGAATGGGCGAACAGCCAGTATATTGATTGGAGCGAAGTTCCAGTCGATACACCGATTTTGGTCAGAGATTCTGAACTTTTTGCGTGGAGCAAAGAACATTTTGCAAAATATGAAGATGAAACGGTTTATACATGGGATTACGGAAAAACGTCATGGAGCACATACGACGGTAAAATGAGTAGCTATAAATATGCTATGTTACCAGAAAGCGAGGATTAGAATGTCAATAAGCAGGATTAAAAACAGGATATCTGAGGCAGCAACAGAAGCCTGCGGGTATTCTCCACTAACAAAAGTGGTTTCGGAGGAAGAAATCAACAGGATTTTGGAGCAGGAAAGCGGATGGATTCCAGTAGATGAGCAGATTCCTAATACTGATAAATATATCCTGGTATCGTTTGAAAACTTTACTATTCCAGATATCGGAAGATATGAAACTGATGAAGATGGTAACGGTGCGTTTTATCCGGGGGATGATGACAAAAGCTATGCAAAATATGGATTATTTGTAAATGCTTGGATGCCACTGCCGGAGTCGTACAGCACAGATGCAGAAAAGCCACATATTGAAAAGCCACAGACCAATGCAGACCGGATCCGGAGCATGACGGATGAAGAACTTTTAGATTTCCTTTGCTCAATCGAAACATATGAGCAGGGGAGCGTAAAGACCATTGAGGGCGGTGTAGCAATGTGTTCTGTTACAGAGGTGGAACAATGGCTTAAGGCAGAAAGTGAGGGATAGCATGAAGAGATTAACATATGTGGCAGAGAATGGAGAAGTTTTATTTCATCCAGCAGATTTACCGGATGATGAGGGAATTACCATTACCCAGCTTGCGAAAGATGGAAGATACAAAGCCCTGGAAGAGATTGCGGAAAGACTTGCAAATAGAGAGCAAGCCGAAGAGCAGGGATTACTTCTGCGGTTGCCGTGCAAGGTTGGAGATACTTTGTATAGGGTAAATAAAGGAGCGAAAGAGCCAGTTATTATGATGCGCGTTATCCAGTTATATATCAAGCAGATTCATAAAGACAGAACTGTTATGAGAATTGATGCTATAAATGACACTGATATGGGTGAGAGTTGCTATTTACCGTGCGACATTGGCGAAAGGATATTCCTTACCAGAGAGGAAGCCGAAGCCAAGCTGAAAGAAATGGAGGGGGAAAGTGATGTACTGTGATGGAAGATGTCAGTATTTAAACGAACGTAAACATAAATGTGAGCTGACCGGAGAAAAATTGACTTACATGAAGCAGACCGGAAGTATTTCTTTCTCCGTGCATGAACATAGAGGATTTTGCAAAGGAAAAAAGGTGGAACGTGATGGAGAATAGATATTTATGCCGTGGAAAGCGGATTGATAATGGAGAGTGGGTGGAAGGATATCTGTCATACCCATTTTGCACGGAAAAGGGCAACGAAAGTTATTATTTCTACGCAAAGGATAGTTTGGATTTCTTCTGTCGTTGTGTTGTAGATGCATCTACCGTCTGCCAGTGCACCGCAATGCCTGATAAGAACGGTAAGCTGATTTTTGAGAATGATATTCTTTCAGGGCATATCGACGTTGGGTTTCCAGAAGATGAGACGAGAAAGCGTGTCGTGTGGCATGAAAACGGATGGTGTACGAATGAGCTGCGCTGTGATGACTACGAGGAACTGGATGATTTTGATTCAGAGAATTTTGAAGTGATCGGAAACATGATTGATAACCCGGAACTGTTGGAGGTGTAGTCATGAATGAGAGCAAGGCAATAAAAATAATCAAGCAGGAAATGGGCTGGGAAAGTAAAAGCAGTACACTTAGAGCTTTTGAGGAAGCGATCAAGGCACTGGAAGAGGTACAGCGCTGGCACACATCAGTAATCAACCCTAATATTAAAAACGAATTTGCAAACACTTCTACACAGATCTGCCACAACTGCGACCACAAAGATGAATACATCGAGGAACTGGAAGCAGAAGTGGAAGAGTACCGCGCAATCGGCACACCGGAAGAATTGCAGGAGATGAAGAAAGATTTTGCTGAAGCGTTAAGCGACTGGCGGCAATATCGTAAGGTTGGAACTTTAGAAGAATGCCGGGCGGCTGTGGAGAAACAGACAGCGAAGCGACCGAGAATAATGGGAAACGCAATGATTTGTCCATCATGCCCGAGATGCTTTAAAAGTGATAATTCCGCCTATTGCCCAAGTTGCGGTCAAAAGCTGAAATGGGAGGATGAAGAATGAACGAAGAACTTAAGCCATGCCCGTTCTGCGGCGGAAAAGCAATGTTCTTTACCATTGTAAATGAGTCATCACATTCGGATGTTGGAGTAATGTTCAAAATCAAATGTATGAAATGCGGAACAGAACTTCCAAAAAGCTATGAATGTGAGATGTATATGGATCAGGACGGTGGAATCAGAACAGGAAAAGACGAGCGAACGAAAGCAACTACAGATTGGAACAGGAGGGCAAACGATGAGATTGATTGATGCGGATGCGCTGAAGAAAGATTTAAAATCGGTTACTTTAAGCAATGGAACTTTAGTAAATACAAATGCAGTATTGTATTTACTAGAAGAATATCCGACGGCTTATGATGTAGACAAGGTTGTGGAACAGTTGGAAGAATGGACTTTTAACGCAGATGTGAACATTGGTGACGGAACGATGATGAATCATAACTTGATAGTAAGCAAAAATGCAATCAAGATCGTGGAAGGCGGTGGAGTAGATGGCAATTAAACCGATTTTATTCAATGCAGAAATGGTTCGGGCGATTCTGGACGGGAGAAAGAGTTGCACAAGACGGCTGGTAAAACCCCAACCAGATGAAAAGCATACATACCCGCTCGGTTTTGTTACCGACAGTACAGAAAAGAAAGAGGTAGGATGCTTTGGATTTGGCATTGGTGAATACGGCGGTTCTATTCAATACGCAAAGCCGCAGTATCACACAGATGATGTTCTGTATATTCGCGAGACATGGACGGAGGAATGTGGAAAATATTATTATCGTGCGGACTATGACAGCGATTATTTAGACCCATGTGAAACCTTATCTGGTGGTTATCCGGCAAGTTGCAGAAATCATCCGGGATGTGATGGATGTATGGCAACTTCAACGAGAATACACTGGCACCCATCAATCCACATGCCGAAAGAAGCGGCGCGGATCTGGCTTCGCGTTACGGACGTGAGAGTTGAGCGGTTGCAGGAAATAACCGCAGAGAGTGCTTTAACTGAGGGAGCAGATAAGTACATTCATGCAAATGGAACATTAAATGAAGACCAAACAATCACATCGTTTATAGGAATTTGGAACAGCACCATCAAGGAATCTGACCTTGACCGCTACGGTTGGGATGCGAATCCTTACGTTTGGGTGATATCGTTTGAGCGGTGCGCGAAGCCGGTGGAATCCCCATATGCTTGGAATGATGCAATACATAAGTTGACGAAAGGAGTGTGACGGATGGCTAAAGCAGTATGGGTTATGGATATGCCGGGATCGTGTAGCAAGTGTAAATTCCTGTATGAGTTTCAAGGCATCAAAAAATGTCAGCTTATGAATGTACTCAATAATGGTGCTTCGAAATTATCGCAAAGCACATTCACCGAGAAACGGCATGATTGGTGTCCGCTCCGGGAACTGCCGGAGAAGATACCAGAGTTGAAATCTGGTTATGAAGATCTCAGCACATCAATACGTCGGGTGGGTTGGAATGCCTGCTTAGATGAAATTTTGAAATAAAAAAGGAGTGAGAGGTTTGCCGTTAGATTGGATGATTTAAAAGCAATAAAACGATGAATTTGTTGCATAAAACACAACATAATTAAATTTAAAGTGCACTATTGTAGATGTGTGCACGGAATATAAGAAAGGAGCCGGGACCTATCCGGATAAAAGGCGCGCCGGGTTCCTTTTGAAGAAAATGATACATGGAGAATTGATAGTTGACAATTTTGCCGGTGGGGGCGGCGCTTCCACTGGTATAGAAATGGCAACCGGATACAGTGTTGATATTGCAATCAATCATGATCCAGAAGCAATTAAGATGCATAAGGCTAATCATCCGAACACGAAGCATTACTGTGAAAACGTCTGGGCGGTCGATCCGGTAAAGGCATGTAACGGACATCCTGTAGCACTGGCTTGGTTTTCGCCTGATTGCAAACATTTTTCAAAAGCAAAAGGCGGAAAACCAAAAGATAAGTTTATTAGAGGTTTGGCATGGGTAGCTTGCAGGTGGGCGGGACTTGTCCGACCGAGAGTCATCATGCTTGAAAATGTGGAAGAGTTCAAAACATGGGGACCATTGAACAGAGGGCACCATCCGATCAAGGCAAAGCAGGGAAAAACATTTGAAAAATTTGTACAGCAGCTTAATGATCTGGGGTACACTGTAGAATTTAAAGAACTGATTGCTGCCGATTATGGCGCACCGACCATGCGAAAGAGATTCTTCCTGATTGCAAGGTGTGATGGCAAGCCGATTGTCTGGCCGGAGCCGACACATGCACCCGCGGACAGTGAGAAAGTAAAAGCCGGATTACTGGAACCTTATGTTGGAGCGTATACACAGATCGATTTCAGCCGCCCTTGTCCAAGCATTTTTGACACTTCCGAAGAAATCAAAGAAAAATACGGCATCCGGGCGGTACGTCCACTTGCATCAAAGACGCTGGATAGGATTGCCAAGGGATTGAAAAAATTCGTTTTGGATAATCCAGAGCCTTTTATCATTCAGTGTAATCACGGTGGTGAGCGGAGACCGAACGATATTCGAGAGCCAATGCCTACCATAACCGGAAAGCACGGGTACGGGATTGTGGAGCCATATATGGTACAGATCGGGCAGACAGGATTTGCAAAAGACCGAAGTAAGGATGTTAGAGAGCCGCTTACAACGATTGTGAGCAAAAATGAGCATTGTCTGATTGAACCAACGCTTGCACCATACATGGGAACGAATACGACAAATCATCCGGGCGGAAATTGCAAAGATCCGATACACACAATTACAACTGGCAATCAGCAATGTCTTATTAGTCCTACGTTGATTCAGTACCATTCAGAAACTTCAAAAGATGGAGTAAGAGGGCAGGCTATAAAAGATCCGATCATGACAGTTGACAGCTCAAATAGATATGGGCTGGTCGCATCGTTTCTGCATAAGTACTATGACGGAGGATATAAAGGTGCTGGGGAAACAGTAGAAAATCCGCTTCCGACAGTGACCGCATGGGATCATAACAGCGTTGTTACTGCGAATCTGATTCAGATGAACAATCATTGTGACGGAAAAGATATCAGACAGCCATTACCAACGATCACGGCTGGTGACGGACACTTTGGAGAGGTCAGAGCGTTTCTGATTAAATACTATGGACAGGGAACAGGGCAGGATATAGAACAGCCGCTTGATACAGTCACAGCACAGGATCGCTTTGGACTTGTGACCATCAACGGCACTGATTACCAGATTGTGGATATTGGACTGCGGATGCTGGAGCCAAGGGAGTTATATGGATGTCAGGGATTTCCGGACGATTACATAATCGACCATGATTACACCGGCAAGACATATCCGAGAAGCGAACAGGTGCGAAGATGCGGCAATGCAGTATGTCCGCCAATACCTGCAGCACTGGTCAGAGCAAATTTGCCAGAATTGTGTGTTGCAGAGCGGATGCCAAATATGCAGATAGAAGCAGAGCAGACCGGACAGCTCCGGTTTGCGTAAACCTTAAATTTTGTGGAGGTGTTGCCATGAATTTATTTGAAAAAGTAAAATGCAAAGGCTTTTATAAGCCATTTAAAGACGGAAGATGGCTGTATCTCGACAGGAAAACATTAACTGCTGATGCAATGGACAATAATCTGGCAGATGGAAACAATGATGGCACTGTCGAAAAAAATGTTGAATATATCGAGAAAACTTATTTCAAACACGTTGATAAGAATTTCACAGGTGTAATTGTTGGATATAAGGATATTGTCATCAAAGGCTATCTTGATGCGATTTATGAAGATGAATGTGATGTAGGTATCGGAGTCATTCCAGAAGCGTTTTATGTATCGAAAAGAGCAAAAGAAACGGTAAAATGTGCTGTTGTTTATTATGCGAACAATTTAAAACATTATGTTCCATTGGAAGATTTGGAGGTGCTGTCATGATACAGACAGCAGAAGATAAAGTGAAAGAGTACTGCCAGTGCATCCGCAGAGAAATAGAACACTGGAAAGTTATCAATCAGAACGGGTGTAATGATCCGTTCTGGTCCGATGGATGCAACATGAATCTGACACGGAATCATATCATTTATTATCAGTCAAAGATCCACGAGATCTGCACAGAAAATCAGTTGCCATTACCGGAGGAATGTTATTTTTCCATACCGCCGGAAGTGGACAATAATTATATGGCGAATCTTAAGCAGAAACCACGGGTTGAGAGATTATGCCAGTTGGGAAGAATCACAACCGGACACGCTTATCAGTACGACGAGAACCAGATGAGTTTATTTTAGAACCAGATAACAAAACCTTGCAATCATCATACCACCTCCCGTAATAGTATATGCTGCGGAGGTGGGAGATGATATGGAAAGAGAGGGGCACAGATGGATTGGAATTATGACATGGACAGTTGTCCGTTAGATACAAAGGTTTTCTTATTGTCAGCAAACGACAACCTACTTTTGCCACAGCGTGAATTTGTTGGCACTCTTATGTGCAAAGGACATTCTGTTACAAGAGGTAAGTGCTTTAGTGGAGATCCAGAGTATTTTTATAGAAGTAAAATTGTTGCGTGGAAGAAATATAATGCAGAAAGAGAGGAATAATTGCATGAAGTATACGGTAGAACTGACAGAAAACGGAATTAATGAAACATTGGAATTGAATGGAATAACTTACAGAAAAGAATGGACAAGGTTGGAAAATGGTTTACTTCAGTGCTCACAGAAAGATTTCTCGGAGCAGATGAGAGAGAATGGACATGATGGAGACCTTATAGAGAGAGTAGCAGAAGTATTTGACAGCTTTTTGGCAGGAGACGTAGATGATATCAGGGATTGTTATGATTAAGGAGAACGTGTAATTATGCTCAATAGCAAGGTATATACAAAAAAGTGCGTGATCTGCGGAAAAGAATACAAATCAATATCAGTCAGAGCACTTACCTGTGGGAAGGATTGCAGAAATGAATACCGCAGAAGAAAAGATAGGGAAAAAAGAAGCGTAAAAACATGTAGAAACAGTACATTAGATAATGTTTTAGGAAAAGCAAGAGAAGCCGGCATGAGTTACGGAAAATATGTGGCAATGATGGACGGTACACCGAAGATCTGGCAGGGAGAAGAATAAAAAATATAAGAGGAGAATGGCTTATGAAGTTTTCAAAACTGACTAAGCCAGAGCTTGAAACAATTATTGAAAACGCCAATTTCACGGAGCAGGAAGAAGAAATATTTTATCTTCTTGCCCGTGGACTTATTTCAAAAGAAATAGCCATGAGACTATGCGTATCAACAAGAACAGTGGAAAGAAGAATTTTTGATATTAAACAGAAAGTAAAAAAGTTAGAAGGTGAGTTAAACGGGAAATCTTTCAAATAGTGAGTTGTTGAATATTGCCATCGAAAATGGTATTATCAACATAGACACCATTCAGAAAAAAATTGAAATGAACGAAAGGAAAAAATTTATTGAAAAACACACTTACAGCATTTGGCAAGGAAAAGATGGAAAGTTTTACACATATTTGCCAGATGAAGATAATAAGAGAGGAAAGAGACTTGTAAAGAGAACATCTGAAAAAGCAATTGAAGATGAAATAGTAAAGTTTTATAAAGCTAAGGAGGATGAACCTACAGTTATTCAGGTATATTCTAATTGGATTTCTGAAAAACTTGAATATGGTGAAATAACAAGACAGACAAAGGACAAGTACGAGACAAATTTTAAAAGATTTTTTGAAAATAAGTATTTGCCGATTGCAAATAGAAAAATCCGGTACATTGATGAAGAAATATTGGAATCATTCATAAAAACAGCTATTTCAAAACTGGAACTTACGCAAAAAGCTTATTCTGATATGCGGATATTGATTAACGGAATTTTCAAATATGCAAAGAAAAAACATTATACCAGCCTGAGCATAACCAGTTTTATGGGTGATTTGGAAATTTCGGAAAAGTCATTTAAAAAGAACCATAAGTCAGACTGCGAATTGGTATTTTCTAAGGATGAGGAACTTTTAATTGAACGATTTGTAATGGAAAATGAGCCTACATTGATAGAACTTGGCATTATTTTGGCATTTAAAACAGGATTGAGAGTTGGGGAAATATCTACCCTCTCATGGTCTGATGTCGGAGAAAATAAGATACATATATCAAAGACAGAAATAAGATATAGAGATGATAATGGCAAATATGTATTTGATGTTCAAAATTTTCCTAAAAGTGATGCCGGGTTTAGAGATGTTATAATTACCGCAGATACCAAAGAACTTATGAGAAAAATAAAAATGCTCAATCCATTTGGGCAATATATTTTTATGAAAAACGGTAAACGAATAAAAGGTCAGGCATTTACAAGGCGGCTATATGTGATATGTGATAGAATAGGAATTGGTGAACGTTCAATTCACAAGGCAAGAAAGACATATGCAACAAAGTTGATAGATGGAAATGTTCCAGAATCGGTAATAAAAACACAAATGGGGCATACAGATATCAGAACAACTCTCGATCATTACTATTTTAATAACAAGACAGAGAGTGAAATGCAGGAATATATTGCAAAAGCATTATCAATGTAAAAGGTAACACGAGGTAACACCTTTGGAGATAAAGAAATTCAGTATTTATGCGGGTTTGAGAGAATTGATACCGAGTTCGAATCTCCCTTCCGCTACTTTATTTTTGTTTAAGAAAACCTTGTGAAGCCTTGATTTTACTGAAAGAAAGGAGTTTTTGAATGGTGTCTTTTCTAAAGGTCAAAATCAAAGGTAACACTAAAGGTAACACGAACGGATGTATGGACGCTTAATGCGTTCTTTTTTTGTTGTATTTTTTGACGGCAAACTGTCGGAATCGTGACGGTTTTGCCGTCTTTTTTTATGCAAAAATATAATCAAAGGGAGGGATGGTGGTGTTTTCAGATGAAGTTCTTGAAAAAATTTTTGCCAGAAAAGAGTTACAGTCCTTGGACTTGTCAACGCAGTCGTCTATCATACACGCAATAGAAGATGTTTTAGAGGAGGTCAAACAGGATGAATATGAGCGGAGCATACCAGAATCCGATTTATAATCAGCAGATGCAGCAATACGGGCAGCAGTACGCATACAATCCGTATATGAATCAGCCACGCATTGATAATACACAAAATTATATGCAGGCACCGCAGCAAATTCAGCAGCAGATCCCGGTTCAAACTTTTGGCATAAATGGAAAAGTAGTTCCGGCGGTAGAAAACATCACTGCCAATGATGTGCCAATGGATGGCAGCGTTGCATTTTTCCCAAAACAGGATATGACAGAAATATACGCTAAAAGTTGGAACGCAGATGGCACAATTCGCACAATCGTTTTTAAGCCAGTTTCGCATGATACTGTTAGCAATTTATCGCATGATACTGAAAAATTGAAATTTGACCTATCAGACGAGTGCACAGGTGCATTTATGCAGAAGTTTGATGAACTTTTTGGGAAGATTGAACAGATAGAAAACCGATTAGATAAAATTCCAAGCAGTCAAAGAAAAACTTCACAGGTAAAAAAGGAGAGTGATCCAGAATGAATCCGGCACAATTATTGTTAAATCAAATGATGAATTCTCCGCAGGTTCAAAACAATCCTATGGCAAAAAATGCCATGCAAATGTATCAAAGCGGAGATACAGGTGGACTTAAGACAATGGCAGAGAATCTCTGTAAAGAAAGAGGAATTACGGTAGATGAAGCAAAACAGAAAGTTATGAGCATGTTTAATCATTAGTACATTTTGGGGTGCGCGCAAAATAACCGGTTATCCCATTTGTAAATAGATCAGATGGAGGTAAACAAAATGTTTAATGGAAATGCAATGCCTAGTCTTGCTGATATTGCAGCAGTGACAGGAAACGGAAGAAACAATGATGGCATGTGGGGCGGCGATGGCTGGTGGGCTATCATTATCTTCGCTATGATTTTTGGCTGGGGCGGCTTTGGCGGCAATGGCTGGGGAGGAAACGGAGGTATGGGAGCGACAGCATCTGCATACACCGACTCTGCAATTCAGCGTGGGTTTGACACGCAGGCTATCATCGGAAAGTTAGATGGTATCACAAATGGTCTCTGTGATGGATTTTACGCACAGAATACCGCCGTTATGAACGGTTTCCATGGTGTAGACAATGCAATCTGCAACCTTGGCTACCAGACACAGCAGGGATTTAATACCACAAACGTGACACTTATGCAGGCGCAGAATGCTTTACAGTCCCAGTTGGCTAATTGCTGCTGCGAGACCAGGGAAGCTATCCAGGGTGTAAACTACAATATGTCACAGAACACCTGTGCACTGCAGAACACCATGAACAGCAACACAAGAGACATTATCGACAGCCAGCAGGCAGGAACAAGGGCAATCCTTGATTACCTGTGTCAGGAAAAGATTTCTTCCTTACAGGCAGAAAATAATGACTTAAGAAGAGCCGCATCACAGGATCGCCAGTCTGCATTGCTCACTACCGCAATGTCAGCGCAGACACAGCAGATCATCAACGCTGTAAATCCGGCTGCAATCCCGGCATATGTTGTTCCAAATCCTAACGCTTATGCGTATGGCTGTGGATGCAACACAGGATGTAGCTGCTAAAAGTAGCTGCTACACAAAATTGAATAATTGAGTATCTTAATTGAGTTTAACTCGATTATGTCTGCTGTGCAGTATTGCTTATAAACACAAAGGGCAGACTATAATGTTTGCCCTTATTTTTGAAAGAGAGGTAAATAATTATGGCAGAATTTACAGGAATTGCAATTCAAACTGTCGCGCAGGGAGAAGATGTAGCATTTACAGAAACTCCGGTATGCGCAACAAAATGCATTGTTCATAGACAGGGAAGTGGCATTGTTAAATTAAGAGGACTTACAAATCAGTGCCGGGCAAGATTTTTGGTATCTTATTCCGGGAACATTCAAATTCCTACCGGTGGCACAGTGGAAGCTATTTCACTGGCTATTGCAATTGACGGAGAACCGTTGCAGTCAACTCGAATGATTGTTACACCGGCGGCAGTTGAAAACTTCTTTAACGTTTCGGCGCAGGCATATGTGGACGTTCCTCGCGGTTGTTGTGTTACGGTAGCGGTACAGAATACGTCTACGCAGTCAATCGAAGTTCAGAACAGCAATTTAATTGCAGTCCGGGAAGCGTAAGGAGGGCGGTTTTATGGATATTAAGAGAATGCACGAAATGATCGAAAAACTGTCTGAAAGCGCAGAGTGTGAGTTTGCAAAAGGTATCGAATGTGTAGATACAGAAGAGATGGGAAAAGTCACGGACATGCTTAAAGACCTTGCGGAAGCCATGTATTACCGGACGCTTACAAAATCAATGGACGAAGCAGAACCAGAGCAGGTTCTTGATATGTTTGAGCGTTACGGAGACGGCAGACGGTATTATGATCGTTACCGGTATGCAAACGGCAGATTTGCCCCAAAAGGAAGAGGTACGCGCCGCGGATATGAAGAACCTCCATACTGGCACATGACACCGGAAATGTACCGGGAAATGGAACACGACCGTGATATGGATCTTTCTTCCGGCAGAATGTATTATACCGAGCCTAAAATGACACCAGATGGTGGAATGCGTGATCGCAGAGAGGGCAAAAGCGGCATGAGCCGCAGAAGCTACATGGAAAGCAAAGAGCTTCACAAGGGCAATACGCCGGAGGACAAGGACGCAAAGATGCATGACCTTGAAAAATACATGAAAGAGCTTTCGGAGGATATGGCGGAACTTATCTCCGACATGACACCGGAAGAGCGCACAATGACAAAAAGCAAGCTGTCAACGCTTGTTTCCAAAATGTAATGGCAGGGGCAGAAATGCCCCTGTTTGTTTGAACATTGACAACTGAATATCAGCTAGTGATTTGTGGATTTGGGAATTTTTCAAAAAGGTATTGACTTTTGTGTACTCATATATTAATATTTATGTGTACCCAAAAGAAAGGAGATGAAACAGTGTCACCAAGAACAGGCAGACCGACAGATAATCCCAAAAATAACATTATAAAAGTAAGAGCAACAGAAGAAGATAGAGAAAAACTTCTATATTGCTGTGAAAAAACCGGAATGACACAATATGATGTAGTAATGAAAGGGATTGATAAGGTCTATAACGAAATAAGAGCAACCGAAGCCCTAGACAAGTAACGGTTACTCTTACACTTACAGCCACCAAAAGCGGTTGATACATGGATTATACCGCTTTTTGGAATGGTTGTCAAACAGCAAACGAAAGGCAGGAAAAATCTTTAAAAAGGTATTGACATTATGAGTTCCAATAAATATAATGAGATTGTGGAACTCAATAAGTGAGGTGGTAAAAATGAGTCCAAGAACAGGCAGACCTAAAATAAATAATCCGAAAAGCAATGATGTAAAAGTTAGGCTTGACGATAAAACCACAAGCGAGTTAGATAAATATTGCATTGAAAATAACATTACAAGAGCAGAAGCAATTCGCAGAGGTATTCATTTACTTTTAGGCAAGGAAAAAGAGTAACTTACACCATAGACAAGTAGAAGTTACTCTTAAAACACCAATCCGCAAGGACTGATAAATATATTCTATCATTTCCTTGCGGAAAATCAAGTATTTTTTGAAAGAAAGGTAGATTATTATGAGAGAACTGTATATTGAAGAAATTACAAAAAATCTGAATTTACTTAGCGAACACTTTTTAAGATGTGTCTGGATTTTTACAAGTAACCTTGCATCTGACAAGAAAGGCGGTACAAGATGAAAGAACAGTTAATTACAGAAATTCAGAACATACAGGACGAAAAATTTTTGCAGTTTATTTTGAACACGATACTTTCATTTAAACAGAAATGGGGGATTTGCTGATGAACGATATTCAGATGAAACAATTAGAGCAAACTCTAACCAGCATGGAAGTTGCGGAAATGGTTGGAAAGACACACGCCAATTTATTAAAAGATATCCGGCGATACTGTAAGCAATTAGGAGAAGTAAATATTGACTTTTCCGATTTCTTCATAGAAAGCACATATTGTACAGAGCAGAAAAAAAGTTGTCCATGCTACGACATTACCAAGAAAGGATGCGAATTTATCGCCCACAAGCTGACCGGAGCAAAGGGAACGGCTTTCACAGCTCAATACATCAATCGCTTTCACGACATGGAACAGGCTCTGAAAAATACGCAGGCTGAAATTCCGGAGAAAGACCCGTTTGCACGCTGGAGCATCGTAAAAAAGATAGAAAGTGGTAAATGGTTTAATAAAAATAACTGGAAACTCAAAATTATCTGTGACCGGTTCGGATGGACGAGAAAATTTTTATATCACAAAATTCTTGTGGAATTGTCTGACTTACATAACTTAGAACTTGTGGAAAAGTTCTATACAGTCACATATGGGCATAAACCGGAGTACAAGATGGACTTGCTAGACTACAGCAAAGAACTTGCTGGAACAGCAACAAGGTACATTAATTATTTGTTGATTGAAGAGCAAGAAGAATAACTTTAAATTTAGAAATCACTGGCTGATATTTGGCTGGTGGTTTCTTTTTTTGGAGGTAAATATGTTTGTGATAAATGGTATTGAATGGAAAATAGAATTTGTTCACAGTGCAAACGGTAAGCTTATGCGCTCTGATGGCTCTATTAGCCTTGCTGTGACTGATTGGAATGATAGGATAATATATGTTTCGGATAAACCAGAAAATGGCTATTTGCGCAAAATACTGGCTCATGAGCTTTGCCATTGTTTTTGTTTTTCCTATAACATTCATATGCCAATTGAGCAGGAAGAGTATCTTGCGGACTGGATAAGCCTGTATGGGGCAGATTTGATTTATTTGCTGGATGATTTGATGACAAACATTGATTGGAGGGCGGCATAGTGGACAAAATAGACGATTTACTTCATTACGTTCAGAAGACAAACCCTGGGATGACAAGAGAGAAATTGATAGATGAATTAAACAAAAGCGATTATACCGCAAAAGCTTTGCTTTTTACTTCGGAAAACTTTCGGAAAAATTTTCAATCCCCCCTACCTTAAGAATTGGACAAGGATTTTCGTTTTTTAATTTTTAAAAAATTTTTGAAATTTTCGCCAAAATATTCGGAAAAAATTTGATACCCCCCTAGGGTCAGATTTCGGCACGAAAAACCGTTTTTGAGATTATGAAAATTTTGTTCAGATTTTTGCAAAATTTTTTTGAAACTTTTTTGCAAGTGCAAGTTCAGATTGCACTCATCCATGATCTGGTCGTACTTGATCTTGCTATGTGCCGTCTCCCTTCGGAAAGCGCTGAAATAATGCAGGCGCGGAAACCTCCGCACAAATGCGCAAAATGAGCGCAACAAATAAAGCAAATGTCTACGTGACATTGCAATTATACAGGCGCGCACATGCCTATAAGCCATTATATGCACAAGACATCCAAAATGTCAACGCGCAATGCATATGCTTTTTGTCAACAAGTATAAAAAAAGGCACAGCTCGCCCGACAATATCATAGTGAGATAATGACGATATGCATATTGCACGCATTTTATCTCTTTGTACGCTTTTTTGCGCGCTGTACTCCACGGTATATGGATAAAAGCAAGCCGGGGAAATTGCCCCCGGAACATTGCAAAGCCTGCGCTTGCTTAAATGATAACACCCAATCGCATACAATCCATTTTCCGATCACAAAGGGCGCGCCACTTTTCTGGATCACCTTTGATGTTTTCGGCGGTTCTGGTTTCCGCCCATTCGTTCCCCGCTTTAATGTACGCGCTTTTTGCGTCGTCTTTTTTTGTTTGTAAGTTTCCCATAAATCCCATAATTTAACCATCCTTTCATTGTGCGCCCTGTCTCATCGGTGCAGGTGGGGCAGTTCCTGCAGACCGCCGCTCGGGCGGTTTCGACTATTCGCAAATTTTCCGAAAGATGTCTATTGTAATATTTGCAGCGGCTCTTTTTTTATCCGAAACGTAGCCGCGGCGCTTGCTTTTCAAGGCTTTTTCTGCCTGCTTAAGATTTCCAATTCCCCAGTTTCCGGCTTTTTCAAGTTTTTCCCATTCTTCCGGCGAAACCTTTATAGCTTTAAGCGTTTTCGGGTTAATGCTAAAGCATTTACTGTCTTCTGGGTGCAAAAGCTGACACAGCGGAATATATTCATGCGTTCCCATGTTCTCGCCGATATTCCAGACAAAAAATCCTTTCGGAATTTTTGTGACAATCTCAAAAACGTCTGTTTTACCAATTGCTGTAGTGGTATAAATTTTATTGTTTTCAATTCTTAAATTTTCCATAAATTCCCTTTCTGGTCTGCCATCGTCAGAGCCGCGGCGACCGGTCCGCAGCTGACGGTCATTTCTGACCGTTTCGGCTTTTTTATCTATGCTCGATATAAAAACGCTTTCTTGTTGCTTCTGGGATAACTAAATTTATAAAATCTTCTGCAAGCACAAGCGAGTTAAAAGCAGCCACAACATTCTTGTATTCCGGTTAAAACTTTGACGCTTGAATTTTATCAACCACTAACCAATTTAATTCATTCATGAGATCTCCTCCTGGAATAATATTTTTGTTTTCCTGTTGGTATTATAATATCACTTTTTTTAGTTATAGTCAATATGTTTTATCACTTTTCATGGTAATATTTTTGTTGACTTATAAAACTATATATTATATAGTAAATTTATAAAACACATCAGAAAGGAATGATATAAGGTGCTTAAATATAAATTTAATGTGGGGGATGCGTTAGAACGTGCTGGGTTTAATATGTACAAAGCAAAAACAACCGGACTTTTAAGCCAAGAAACACTTAAAAAGATAAAAAACGAGGATACAAATATAAGTGCTAAATCATTAAATAGCCTGTGCTTAATCCTTGATATGCAGCCAAAAGACATATTTATATATGAGGAGACACAGGAAGATTTGAAACAGAAACAAAAAATTTATTAAAATATCACTTTACATAGTGATAAATATATGCTATTATAATATTGTCGAAAGGCAATAGGCGAAAGCCAGAAAGGAGAAAAATGAGCGAAGATATGAACATGCAGGAAAACGCTAGACTTGTTCTTGGACTTAGGGCAGCCGGATGGAGTGAAAAGAAAATAAATGATTTTCTACTCTACATCGAGACCGGAGATGACCGGTATAAGCCGACACCGGACAAGGAGTAAACAAAAGGGCTGGAGAAAATCCAGCCCGACACACAAAAACCATACCAAGTGAAATGTATGCTATTTGAATATAGCACATCCAGAGAAGAAAGAAAAGAGGAAAAAGCTATGTTAAAGATTTTAAAAGAGTTAGGACAGATGGAAGGACATTTTGCAGTAGAAATTTTCAAGGTTGAAGAGTTAGGAATGATCGCAGTAGATCACGACACAAGCAACGGCGAGACGATGGAAGCATGGAAATGTGACAGTACAGGCGCGGCGCTGGATGAAGATACACCGAGTTTTAGAGTTAAAGAAATTAACGATCCTGTATCTTACGATGAGGACGGAGAACCGGATCAGTGGGAGCTGGTAGGGTTTGAAATTGAATAATTGAAATGAGTATTGATAATTTGACAGCTTGAAATATAGCTGTCTTTTTTTGTTTAAAACGTAGAAAATCTTTGTTAAATTTTCACAAAATTTCAAGAGTGATAATTTTATTATGGACAATGTAAAATGATAGAATAGTATTAGTTTTGTTGCAATGCAACACTCTTGCAACAAATTGCAACATTTTTGCAACGTAGATATAGACACTAGAGTTAGAGAAAGATTATATTCTCTCTTGTAATATTAAAAATATATATTATAAATAAGGCAGTATATTTATATAAATAATATATAATATACAGGCTTAAAATTTAATTTTAAAATATACCTTGACAAGAAAATGATAGAATGATATTGTTTTATTAAATTAAAAAGCATTCGGGCAACGGGCGGCGGCAACCGTCGAGGTCCCGAAAGAAACGGACTTCATGCAGCCGGTACAGTCGAGATCATCATGATCTGATTGTATCAGTTGCATTTTTTATTTCAAGTATTCCAGTACTGGAGAGAGGAGATATATAACATGTCAGCAGTTGAAACGCAGGAAGTAAATAATACAGTTGATGTTTTTAAAGATGACATTGACATGTATATAAATCTCTGGATGGAAGAGAGGAATATAGAGGATTTATGCAAAATATCACAGAATAGATGGTATAACTGCTGTAAATATGTCTATGAGAATGTATTTAAAGTTAATCCAAAGTACCTGAAGGATGATAATAATATTAATAATGCCTATGATACAGATAAGGTTAACGAGGTATTAGATATATATATAGACCTGTGTAATGACTACGAGAAAGTAGTGAATATTGTTGGGTTTACATTCTTTACCGGAATACACAGAGACACGTTAAACGGATGGGTTAATGGCGTGCGGCTAGGCTCATCAGGCTCCGACATTTGCAAAAAAATTGACGAAATGCGTGAGGAAAGTTTGGTAGGTTTACAAGTTTCCGGCAAAGGAAACCCAATGTGCTACATGCCATCACTCAACAAGTATTGCGGTTTCAATATGCCGGGCGTTAGAGATCAGGGATCTAGAACAAGAGCGTTGACAGCCGAAGAACTGCCACAGCTTGGGGCTAATAATTGTATAGGATTGCCGAACAACTCCGACAATTCTGGTTGAAAAAAGCGAGAAAAGCGCAATATACAATTCAAACAATTTAAAGCCCAGTGTTTAATGGTCTTAAGGCGCATTAAATCGTTGATACATTACGCAAAACAAGGGTTTTGCGAATAGTTGTAAAATACGAATGGAATTGAACGAACAATTCAAACAATTTATCAATGTTCAAAGCATGATTCTGCATGGAGGGGGAGGGGGTTTGATAGGTTGGGAAAATCAGCGCTACTAAGTCATTTAAATATCCTCAAAAACAAAAAGAGATTGGATGGAAAAGTATGAGAGTAGTATCACAAAGCAAAGACGTTTCGCTTGATTTTGACCGGACCGAATTTAGAACAAACTATGAATGCATAAGCGCTACTTTTGATGGAAGAACTTTTGCCATTGGGAAATATGCTACACCAGAACGAGCAGCAGAAGTATTTATGGACATGCATAAAGCATATGCGCCTGTACAGGTAGTTTGCACAAATATGGACGAGAAACAAGTTTCTGCATTAGTTGCAGCATCTCAAAATGCACCGATTAGATGCGTCAAGATGGATGATCCTTGTATGGGAATAACTGTATTTGATAACATGGTCTATTACATGCCGGAAAAGTAGTGTTAATATAGCGCTATCGCCAAGCGGTAAGGCACTGGATTTTGATTCCAGTATTCGCAGGTTCGAATCCTGCTAAAGAAACTTGTGAGAGGAAAACAACCATGGTAATTATTAAAACGATTATATCGACGCTGGATGTTATTTTTATGCTGATACTATTTGTATCTGGCAGAGAATCCAAAGACAAAGAAACAGCAATTGCATTATGGGTACTTGTGATGTTGCTGTTGCTGAACATGTTTCTGATGTGGAGGTAACAGAATGTTTTATAGTCCAATATTCGGTATTTGCTTTCATCTGCCTATCATTTGTGCAGAGGAAAGAATACATATAACAAAATCAAAGGAACCGGACAGCACCGGAGATTTACTCAATCTGGATAGCGACGCAGAGCACCAGAGTGAGAAATCGGAGCATCCAGTATAGCTAAACAAAATTTTAAATTACTGGCAACTTGTAAGAGTTGCTTACAAGATAAAAATCCTACATTGCGGCATTTTAATATGCCGTAGCGGAACGTAGCTCAGTTGGCAGAGCACTCGGCTTATATCCGAGCGGTCGCAGGTCCGATTCCTGCCGTTCCGATGGAGGAATGGGTTTAACGATCCATTCCGTAAATTCTCCTTCTTGGTGTTTTTCATGACACATCCTTTCGCCACTAGGACGATTCTGTTAAGGGCGGTGCGAGACCGTCCGGTGGTATTTGCCGCGAAGCGCGGCTGTGTAAGCCTGTATGGTTAAGTGGGAATCCTACTTGTTATTTCGTTGAAGAGCGATCCATGCAGCAGCCTATTGGTAGTTCGGGCATCTATCCCACGGTGCCTGAACTGTCAAAAAGTGAGTTTCTGGTGAAAGGCTGTAAACCAGATAGTGCAACGCATGGCACGAAAAATATGATTGCTAACCGTCGTATGGCGGTTTGGGATTGTCGCTGATGGTAAGCAGCAGTTGTGAAAAACTGTAAGATGGTTCGAGCCCATTACAATCCATTTAAACAATCGGAGTAAGCAAGGTAGCAGAATGGTGGTTCAAATCCTGTGTACGGCGTTTGCTCGAAAAAAATCAGGCGTTGATGTGTGGCGGAATGAGAGGACTTACATGGCAAAGAAGATAGAACACATATTTAAAAATGGTGTAGAAATGAAGATTTGCACAAAGTGCAATAATCTCTTGCCTCTATCAAATTTCAGGAAAGACAAAACAAAATCAGATGGCTATTATAGTAGTTGCAAAATTTGTTCTTCCAAGAAAGACCATAACACATACATTAAAAATCCTAAAAAGAAGTATGAAAAAGTACTTGAATATCAAATTAAAACCGGCTTAATAAAAAAGTATAAGCCTTATAATCCGAAATATTATTCTAGCGATGAATCAAAAAGAAAAAAGAGGGCAAGAGATTTAAATAGAAGACTTTTGAAAAGAAATGCAGATGCCAAAAGTAAAATAACATCAGATATTATTGCTAGAATAATTAAAAAATATGACGGAAAATGTGCTTACTGTGGGAAAAATTGTATCAAAAAATATCATATAGACCACAAAATACCACTTTCTAAGGGCGGGGGAAATGAATTTGAAAATTTAGCATTATCTTGTCCAAAATGTAACTTAAGCAAAAACGATAAGACCGATGTTGAGTATATAGGATATAAAGTTTAAGGATTTCCTGCGTGGTGCAAATCCACGCCACATCAATTTTGTATATCCGCTTAGTAAGGTGCTTTAATTAGAGGTATGAGCATGATTTTAAACTGTGTAAATTGTGGCGCACCAATTGAAAGTGACAAGAAAGCGTGCCCTTATTGCAAAACTCCATATGGTTTACGTACAAAGATAGAACTGGAACCATATATTGATTCAAACGGAAGGATTTGCAGACATGAACCGGAAATGATAGAAGTAACAACTTTGGAAGATTGTGAACCTAGGTTTATTAGGAAGTAATTGAAATGTGTGATTTTTGCAATGGGAAAGAATCATATAAAACTGCATATGGAGAATTTAAAATCAAAAAATTGGGCTATATAAATGTTATTCAATGCCATATTGATAAATGTCCACAGTATGCTAAATGTTGTAGCAATGGAATGAACGTAGCGATAGCAATGGAAATTGAATTTTGCCCGATGTGTGGTAGAAAGTTGGTGGAAGAATGACATGCTATGAATGTGCTTATTTTGGAATTGAATGGAATGAATTTTTGAAAAAAACGATAGAATTTTGTAACCATCCAGAAAAGTATATTCCTCCAGTAGGATTTGCTTATAAAGAACACGATTGCGAATTTTTCAAAAACAAATCTGGGATATCAAAATGGGACTCTTATTCAGAAAAAGAAAAAGAACAGGCATTGAGGTATTTTCGTGAAAACTATCACAAAAATCCTATTGAAGGTTTAACATGCGAGGGGGCTGAAATGAGTTTCATTGAATATCTAAAAAATGTTGATGCAAACTCATAAGGAAGAGAAGGAGTGTATGAAGCATGATTGTCAATATCAATAACAGCACATACGAGATGAACAGCAAACAGTACAAAGCAGTTCTTGATACGGCGAGCAAAGCGGTTACCTGCGGCATATACGCCATTGAGAAGAACAAGGTAGCAATCATGCTTCGAGAGGAATATAAAAGCAAGGAAGAGCTGAAACAGGCAGTTGGTAATTATACGGCGAAAGGGTTCAAGGTGCATTGGAAATGAAGAAAACACGTTCAAAAATCATAATCAAAACTAGAAAAGGCGGTTACACAAAGATTTATGCTAACGGAAAATGGCAAAAGGGAGTGTATAATATTGATTTCCATGCTGACTGCACGCCATTGAGATACCCATACATAAAAATTTCTTGTGAATTTGATAAGTATAAGACTGATAAAAACGGTTCGGTTATTTACGACCCGGAAAAAGAAGAAATTGCAAAAGAACACGTAGTTGCAAGAATTTAGGGAGATATTGTGAAAATATCAGAAATCTCTATTATAACTGCTTTGTAGAAAGTATTGCGGATATTGATTAGATGATATTACCGGCTAACAAACGGAGTTAGTCGCTAACCAACAAAAATTATTGGCAGAGGTCTTAAGGCACTTCTGCTTTTTTGCGGAGGTGCTTTTCTTTTGGCAAGTTCAAGCCTAATTTCCACAGTAAATGGATATGAAAATTACATACAGGTGCATGGCGTTGATGAACAGGTAATAGATGCCATGGAAGAAGCGGCAAGGGTAGCCATTCTGACGGAAAAGGATGTTGAGTATGGATTAAAGGTTTCTGCCAGAGCGAAAGAACTGACGGAGCAGTTTATATTTCAATCTACAGGTGGCACACCATGGGATTTAGAGAAATATTCATTCCAAAACAAGGTATCTTATGAAATTCTGGACAAATACTACGGAATTTTGCTTTTAGAAGCGCAAAACAAAGTTGTGGATAGTGCTTTCCAGTATTTGGAGAAGAAGAGAGAGCCTAAAGAGCGGTTTTACATGCCAAGAAGAAAGCAATTCTTAAAAATCGGACTCATAGATGCGCTGCAAGGCATGATTGATGATAGATATGACATCCTGTGCGTATCACTTGTCCCGGGTGCAGGAAAAACAACGGTTGAAAAAATGTTTCACGCTCTTGTTGCCGGATGGTTTCCGAGAGATTTCAGCCTCTTTTATTCACACAGCGGTGATATTACCAGAATGTACTATGACGGTGTGTACGATATCGTTACAAACGAAGAAGAATATACATGGAATGAAATTTTCCCAAATCTTTCCGTGACAAGCACAAATGCGAAGATGGAGCAGTTTAATGTCGGGAAGTACAAATCGTTTCCATCCGTACAATGTACGTCTGTTGGTAGTAAGAATGCCGGTAAAGTAAGGGCTTCTAAGTTTTTACTTGTTGACGATATGATCGGCGGTATTGAAGAAGCAATGAATCCCATTATCCTTGATAAATTGTGGGATAAATACGCTGTAGATGCCAGACAGAGAAAGATACAGGACACGGACGGTAAGAACTGCAAGGAAATACATATTGCCACAAGATGGAGCGTACACGACGTCATAGGGCGCATACAAAATATGTACGAGGGTAATCCGAGAGTAAAGGTTATTGCGGTACCGGATGTAGACCCAGTTACAGGAGAAAGCAACTTTGAATATGAGTTCTCCGGTTTTACAAAAGAATTTTTTGAAGACCAGCAATTATTGATGGACGACATATCATATAGATGCCTTTACAAACAGGAACCGATTGAGCGTGAGGGATTGCTGTTTCCGGAAGATAAAATACGTCGGTATCTTAATTTGCCGCATGGAGAGCCGGAGATTGTAACCGGTCAGTGCGATACAAAGGGAAAGGGAACAGACTATTTTGTTCTGCCTGTATTGCAAAAATACGGAGAAGATTACTACTGCGTGGATTGTGTTTGCGATAACACGGCAGATTATGAGGTTCAGTATGAAAATGCAGCAAATGTTTTGACAAACAACAAAGTTCAGGAATGTGAATTTGAGAGAAATGCCGGAGGGGACCGTGTCGCAATGGAAGTAAACAAGCGAGTGGAAGCCAAAGGATGGATATGCAATATCACAGATACACCGACGGAGACAAATAAGGAAGCAAGGATTTTTCAGTGCTCAAACTGGATATTGCAGCACGTTATATTTAAAGACCCATCATCATATAAGCCGAATGAGCCATACGGAGTAATGATGTCTCTTCTTAAGAGATATTCAGTATCCGGTAAAAAGCAGTTGGATGATGTGCCAGATGTATTTTCAAACTTTGCGCTTAGAGTGACAAATGGAAGGAATGTAGCAAAAGTAGAAGCAGCAGTGAATCCGTTTAGGAGGTATTGATATGGTAAACAAAGATATTTTAAATCAATACTTAGATTTAAGAGAAGAAGTAAAAGAAGTAAGGAATAAAATTGAAAAGCTTGAAAAATACATAGAAAAAATTGAACAGGAAGGAACGGTTATTGATAGCGTTTCTGGCGGAAATGGTGGAAACCAACATTTTAAAATAGAAGGAATACCATTGCCAGAATATAGGCACAAAAAAACCTTGTTATATTCCAGAAAAACCACCCTCGAAATTTTGGAAAACGAACTTCTTGAAAAAACAAATGAAGTAGAAGAGTTTATTGCAAATATAAAAGATAGCAGAATTAGAAGAATAATTAACCTTAGATTTTTAGAAAATCAATCTTGGAATAAGGTTGCCGACCAAATAGGAGGCAATAACACAGAAGACAGCGTGAGAAAAGCGTTCGATAGATTTATGAAAGAGTAAAGTTGTCCGATATGTCCGGTTTTTTTCTGATATAGTTATAATCGAAGAAGTCAACAAATAGTTGAACACTTTACCATCCCCCATTGAAAGAGCATCGAAGAGAAATCTCTGGTGCTTTTTCTTTTGAAAAGAAAAGAGGATTTTATGGTATATACACCAAAAACAATATATTGCCCGCGTTGCGGAAGAAAAGTTGCCACACACGATGGGCGTTCAACAATGAACATTTCTGTGGAATGTAGGAAATGCCACAAGAAAGTTGTTTTTTATCCGGAGAATGGAAAGACGAAATTAAAATCTCTTACAATCCGGTCAACATCCAGTGGGATGACGTTTATTTAGGAGCCAATTATGAATAATAAATCTCTCCAAGACCTTGTTAAGGGATGTTATGGGCGAAAAATTTTATATACTGATGTTGAAACTATCACAAAAGACAATATTGTCAAGGTGGTTGGAGACTGCATCGGAAATTATTATTACAACAAAACCATCATAGAATACCTATGGCGGTATTACAAAGGAGATCAGCCGATTTTATACCGATTAAAGGTACAAAATGCTGATATTACAAACAAAATAGTAGAAAATCATGCGTATGAGATTGTTCAGTTCAAAGTAGGACAGACATATGGCGAGCCAATACAGTTTATCAGTCGAAAAGATGATGATGAAATTAATCGGGCAGTGGATGCGCTGAATGACTATCTTGTGGATGCGAATAAACAGGAAAAAGACATTAAAGCAGGAGAGTGGCAGTCAGCAACCGGAACATCTTTTAAGGCGGTAAGATTTGCAAATGGAGAAATACCATTTCAAATTGTTGCGCCTACTCCAATGAATACGTGTGTTATTTATAATCGGAGCACGGAAGAACCGGTGGTTGCGGTGCAGGAGCTTAAAGACGAAGATGGAAGATGGTACAAACTGTGCTATACGGACAACTATTCATGTAAACTTCAAAACGGAGTAGTTTCTGAATGGAAATTGCATGCATTTGGAAGTATACCTATTGTTGAGTTTCCAAATAATCATGAGAGAATTTCTGATATTGAGCTTGTCATAGGTATTTTGGATGCCATAAACAATATGCAGTCAAACAGAATGGATGGAATTGAGCAGTTTGTTCAGTACTGGGTCAAGTTTGTGAACTGTGAAATCGACCAAAAAACGTTTGAAGAGATGAAAATGAGCCATGCTTTGACGGTAAAGTCCAATAACAAGGATAACAAAGCCGATGTTGAGATTATGACGCAGGAACTAAATCAGAGCCAGTGTCAGGTGGCAAAAGATGATTTGTGGGACAATGCCTTGGCAATATTAGCAATACCAAACAGAGAGTCCCAAAACTCTGGAGGAGATACACAAGGAGCAGTATCATTAAGGGCTGGATGGGATTTTTCAAAGACAAGAGCAAAATTAAAAGACCCAATTGTGAAATCGGCAGAGAAGAGACTTGCAAAAGTTGTCTTAAATGTAATACGCGTTAAGGACAATGATTTGAAATTGTCAATGAGGGATTTTGATGTGCAAATCAATCATAGCCCGCAAGACAATATGTATACAAAGTCGCAAACGCTATATCAGCTATTAGAGTGCGGCATACATCCTCTTATTGCAATTAAAACGGTTGGACTCTGGGGCGATTCGGAAAAAACATTTTTGCAGTCTAAGCCATACATGGATGCTTTATGGAAAACCATTGATGATGCAGAAGAACAGGAACAAAAAGCACAGGAAATTGTAAATCAATTAAATAAACAGCAAAATAAGACAGCTACCGAGTAATCGGCGGCTGTTTTTATTTTATAAAAATTCGCAAAGTTGTGAGCGTAAAAAACAACAGTGTCATTCGGTGTCGTTGCACCGCAAAAATTCGTAAAGACATATCGGAGGTAATCAATGAAAAGAGAAGAGTTAATTGCAATGGGTATCAGTGAGGAAAATGTTGAGAAAATCATTGCTGATTACGGCAGTGCCGTACAGAGAGAACAGGCAAAAGCAGCAGATCTTAAGGCAAAGGCAGACAGCGCAGATGAGTTGCAGAAAAAGCTGGATGAAATGGAAGCAGGAAACCTCACGGAACTTGAAAAAGCAAACAAGGCGTTAGAGACAGCAAATCAGCAGATCGCAGATATGCAGAAAAAAAACGCCATCAGAGATCAGCGCGAAGCATTGATGGAAAAGTTAAAAATCAATGCAGAGCAGGCAAAATCTGTCGTCAAAGATGATGGAAGCCTTGATTATGACGCTCTTGGAAAGATTACATCCGAAAAGGAAACCGCAGCAGCGCAGGCAAAGGAACAGGAGATCGCAAATAATTCTGAAAATCCGGGCGGCGGTACTGCAGGTGGAGAGAATAAAAAAACGGCAGATGTTGAAAATGCCGAAAGTATCAGCTTTGGCGAACCGGCAAAAAATGCAGAAGCCAAAGACTATTATGTTTTATAGGAGGTAAATTATGGGAAAACCAATTGAAAGAGACTTTACACAGAGTAAAGGAATTTTAAAATTCTTTCCTTATGAGGGTGCGGCGTGCATCGTTCCGCAGACAATGGTAACAAGTGCCGATGCAAACGGAAAGAAGATTGCAAAGGCAGGGACACCGTTCCCAAGCAATGACGAATCTTGCAAAGGGTATCTTCTGGAAGATGTTGACGTAACAATGGGAGATGCGCCTGGAACTTATGTATATCAGGGTTCTATTGACAGCGCAAAGGTAACGGCAAATGGAGTGACCGTAGAAGCAACTGCAAAAGCAGCAACACCGCGTGTCACTTTTTTTGATTAAGAAATGGAGGTATTAGAGAATGGCATTACCATTAGCAGAAGCATTTACCGCAAGAAGTCTTGGGGTTATGTGGAATAATTATGAAAAAACGCTTGGTTCTGCGCCTTACTTAGGTAGACAGAAATTTAGAACCAGAAAACAGGACAGCCTTAAACTTAGATTTATCAAAGGGAAAAACGGTCTTCCGGTATCATTAAAGGCATCCAATTTTGATGCACAGGCAGAGCTAAGAGACGTCGGTGGATTTTCTGACATTCAGAACGAGATGCCGTTCTACCGTGAATCTTACATGGTAACAGAGCGTGAAGAGCAGGAGTATGCAAATTACCAGTCGGCAGAAAATTCAAACATGGCAAACCAGGTGCTTAGAGAAATCAGCAAAAAACCGATGATGCTTATTGAGGGGGCAAGAGTAGTGCCGGAACGCCAGATTTGGCAGTTATTAGCACCATCTGATGGTATTCCAAGAGTACAGGTAACAATTGGCGGAAAGAGCTACTACGTGGATTATACTTCGGACAATGGAGTGGCGCACAAGAGAGACCATTACAAGGATATTTCCGGAAGCGATACCGATAAATGGTCTGCACCAGAAACAGCAACGCCACTTGACGACCTTATCGAGATTAAACGTGAGTTTGCAAAGAAAACAGGATATTCCCTTGCACGCTTTAGCATGAATACAGAAACATGGGAAATGGTCCTTAAGGCGGAGGACACAAAGAAACAGGTGCTTGGAATTACTGCTTACAATGGCGGTATTCGCTTACAGCAGGGGCAGGTTACAGAGTATCTTAGAGGATACGGCATCGAGATTGAAGTTTACGACAAACTTTACATCGACCCTGCAGACGGTGCTACCAAATATTTTATTCCTACAGGAGTTATTTCAGCGCAGGCATCCGGCGTGTACCTTGGAGATTATGTCTTTGGAAAGACACCGGAAGAGAGAAGCGGAAGTTTAACAGACGGAAACCTTTCTATTGTAGAAACCGGTATTTCGGTGTATACATACGCAACAAATCATCCGATCAACACTCATTGCGTTGTGTCAATGATCGGATTGCCTACTTTTGAGGGCATGGACAGCGTTGTTGTCATGAAAGTTGCGTAGGAGGTGCGGTATGATTGCTGAATACACGATAAAGCGCAATGGAAAATGGTACAAAGCAGGAGATGAAATCCCGGACATTGTTCTGGGAGAGAAATCTTCCGGAGGGTACACCAAGACAGAGATTAACAGAATGAGCACTGCTGATTTACAGGCACTTGCCGCTGAACATGGGATCGAGGGTGCAGAAGAAATCAGTGGAGCGGAACTGAAACGCATTTTGATCGAGCAGTTCGGATTATAGGTAGGGAAGAATGGACGAATATACAACATTAGAGCAGGTCAAAATCAGACTGAAACAATTTCATATTGAAACCGTTACGGATGAAGATGGTGTTACTTCTGATGTTGTCGTGTTCGACCAGAAAGAAGATAATCCTTACATCGAACAGCTTATCAAGCAGGCAAGAAATGAAGTGGTAAGCAAGCGGAATTACCCGGAAAGCTACACGGATGAAAAAATATCCGAAGACTTGAAACAGTTTGAGGATGTAATCGTCAATTTAGCCTTGTACGACCATTCACAGGCAGGAGAAGCCTATATGGCAAGTTATTCAGAAAACGGCGTAAGCCGTAGCTGGAAAGACAGGGAAAGCTTGTTTGTTGGAGTATTTCCGTTTGTAAAAGCATTATAACCGTATGGGATTCCATCTGGTTAGAAGATTGTGCGTTACGTTTTGCCGACGTCGGCAAAACGTAGCAGGCGGCACACATTGAGCGGTGGTGAGCGGTGTGCCATAAAAATGAAAGGCGGTATATGATTTGACGATTGAAATATCAACAGCAATCATTATAAGCGTGCTGTCGCTTGGTTTTTCCGTCTTTATGGGCTTGAAGAGCAACAAAAGGACAGACAACACGGATCTTGAAGAACGCGTGAGGGAGAACACACGCATTAACATGAAGTTGGATGCCATTTCAAACAACACGACCGAGATCAAGAATGAAGTTTCGGAGATGAGAAAAGAAATAAATTCTCACGACAACAGAATTATAAAGGTTGAAGAAAGTGTGAAATCGGCGCATCACAGAATTGACGGGATAGAAACCCGTCTTAATGATGAAAAGGAGGTTTAATCATGGATATTATACAGTCTGTAATTGCAAATATGACAATTATTCTGGCAATCATTGGTGCGCTGGCATTTGTTGTGTCTGTGGTAACACAGGTAATCAAAGGTGTAGGCGTATTTTCTAAGATTCCAACGGACATTTTGGTATTTGTTCTTTCTATCGGAATCACGGTCGCTGCGTTTGTGGCATACATGCAGTACATCCAGACATCAATTTTATGGTATATGATCTTGGCAGCTATTATTGCAGGATTTATTGTTGCGTTTGTCGCAATGTATGGATGGGAAAAGCTTTCTGAGCTGTGGAAACGGTTCGGCAAGGATGTGAAGTGAAATGCTTGAGATCAATAAGCAAAAAATGAGTTATTCGCAGCAAAGCGGCAAGGTGCCGGTATATGTGACGGATGATGATGGTAACATCGAATATTCTTCGTACACGGATTCTGATGGTAATGTAATTTATTACCTCGATAAAGATGGAAACAAAATACCGAAAACAACCGGAGAGTATACCACAGGTTACGAGAAGCCTGTGGTTTTTTATTCTTCAATCAGCAATAAGTTGAGTGAAGCACTTATAAAAGAGTTTGGCGTTGACAATTCCACAAACTTTGTTCAAATTGTCGAGGACAAAGGGAAACTTCCATTGAACGTCGGTTCTTTGGTATGGAAACGGTCAGATGTAAGGTACAAAGATGAAGAGAATACAATCGTTGACGAAAATTCGGCTGATTACATCGTAAAAGGTGTTGCAGACGAGGGATTGACGGTTGATTTGTTCTTATTGCAAAAAAATGTGAAGTAGGTGCGGCATGGGGAAGAAAGTAATCACAATGAGCCTGTCTGAAAAGTCTATTCAGAATGCAATACAAGAGCTTAGAGCCTATCAAAACAGCTTAACATATAAATGTCAGCTATTGGCAGAAAAACTCGCGGAAAAGGGCGTAGAGATTGCCAGAGTGCAAATTGCTGACCTTGACGCAATATTTACATCGGAACTGATTTCAAGTGTTCATGCGGAATATGAAGGAAGCACTAAGGGCGGCGGGATATGGGCGGTAATAGCCGGTACAGACCACGCCGCATTTGTTGAGTTTGGAACCGGAATTGTGGGACAGCAAAGCCATTATCCGGGGAAACTGCCAGAGGGTGTTTCGTGGCAGTATGCAAGTGGAAAAACTATCCATCAGATTTCAGATGGAAGATATGGATGGTTTTATCAGGACGACAATGGCGATTGGTGGTTTACAGAGGGAATGCCAAGCCGACCATTTATGTATCTGACCGCAAATGAGTTGCGGCAGATTGTTACACAGACAGCGAAGGAGGTGTTTAAATAATGGCAGGCAACCAGTGGGTATTTGATCTTGAAACAAACATTTTTTCCAATGTTGTAACGATTGCCAAACCAAAACTCCAGAAGAAATACAAAAGCATGAATTTTGACACTGCATTTACAACGGTTGAAAAAAACCTTGATAAAGACCCTGTTTTCCCGACTATTTACATCCATGAGATGCCGGGGCTTGAACGTGGGGCAGATTTAGAGGGCACATCCGTAAATGCGGTGCAGGAAACAATACAGGTTGACGTCATTACAAACACAAAGCAGAGTGATGCAAAAGGGATCATGGCTATTTTATCTGATGCCTTTAAGCAGATGCGATTTCAAATTACAGCAATGCCGGAGTTTAAAAACGACAGCGAAAAAAATTTTAGAAGCGTTGCAAGGTTCCGGAGGATAATCGGAGCCAACGACAGATTGATGTAAAAGAGCCGAAAGGCTCTATTTTTTATGCACCGGGCGCAAATAGATGCGTCTGATAACCGCATTATTTGGCGGTAGAAAGAGAGGTAAAAATGGCAGCAGGATTGTCTACGTTAGGCATTACGTTTGGCTATGGAACAGAAACAACAGCTGGGACAAAGCCTACATCATTTAAACAGCTTACAAGAATTAACGCAATCGGCGGTATCAACATTGAGCCGGAACAGATTGACGCATCTGCATTAGAAGATGCTATTACCAGATATGTAAAGGGGCGCGCAGATACCGGTGGCTCTTTCACTATCACGGTAAACCTTACAGATGCCACAAAGGAAGAGTGGGAAGCACTTATCACAGCGTACAAGGCGCTTTCCGGCGGGAAAAGAATGTGGTTTGAAACTATTATCCCGGGATTTACCGACGCGTTTTTTGTTGTGGCTCAGCCGCCAGAGCAGATTCCACAGCCGGAGATTGGTCAGAACGAACTTTTGACGGTTGAAATGAATCTTACCATTGAAGAATACAAGGGCATGGACACCGCTGTAGCTTTTACACCGGGGGAATAACACGTCAGTCGAATAGTTCGGTTGGATCGGCTGACGATAACCAGACAACCGAGCCAGAGCTTGAAGAAACAATTTAAAAGAACAGGGCGGTCTTCGGACTGCCCTTTCCCTATATGAGAGGGAGAAAGGGAAAGAAAATGACAAAATTAAAATTTGGCGAGAAAGAATTACAGATCAAGTTTGGATATGAAGCAACCGTGAAAAGCGGAATTATCAAGAAAGTAGCAAAATTAGACCAGATGGAAGATATCGAAGCGGTTGACGAAATCCTTTTATTTCTTCCAGAGTTAATCCTTGTAGGCGCGCAGAAGTTTCACAAAGAGGAACTTGGATACAATCCGGACAATGAGGGAGAAAAGGAACAGCAGCTTGGAAAAGTATATGCCATGCTGGATGATTACTTTGACGGAGAAGATGCAGATGTTCAGGTACTTTACAATGCACTTTTAGCGGAGCTGCTTGAAAACGGTTTTTTATCAAAACTGCTCAAAGCAGAGCAGAAAGAAGCGGAGAAGAAAACTCCGAGGAAAAAGTAGAAGAACAGAGAGAACTTACATGGGGAACATATTGTGCGGAAATCCGCCCGTTTTGGCTGTTAGTAACCAAGGGATATGGATTTACTGTACATGACATAGACATGTCGTGCCCGGCTGACTTACAGCCATATGCAGATGCATACAGCTTGGAGAGAAAACAGCGGGATAATGAAATGTGGATGTGGTTTGGAACATATGGATTGTCTGCGGTATCGGTGGCAGTAGAACATTGCCTTGCCGGTCGGGAAGCAAAATCAAAGTATATTGAAAAACCAATCAATGAACAGCAAGGAAAATATGATTCGGAAATGACGGAAGAAGAAATTAAGAAACAGAGAGAGCTATTTGTGGCAAAGCTCAAAATTATGCAGTCAAACTATGAGTTGAGCCATCCAAAACCAGAAAAGAACTTGGAGGTATAAATATGTCAATTAGAATTGGATCTGCAAGACATGATGAAAATGGGAAATTGACCGGTGGGAGACCGGGAGATCAGACCGGAACAGAAGTAAGTATGCAAAACTTTTATGTTCATAAAAAAGGATGGTATGTGTTAAGGCCAAAAACAAAAGATATGGCGGATAAACTGGCAGAATCAATGATTACAGCGTGCAATAATGATAATATTGGCTACTGTCAGGGACACAGGCTTGGAATTGTCAAATATGGTATTAATTCAAAAGTAAAAACAGAAGCAGATTGCGGCACAACGGTACGTGCATGCATTATTCATGCAACTGGAAAAGATGTTGGAAATTTCACCACAGCAAATGAAAAATCTGTACTTCTTTCTAGTGGCATGTTTGATGACATTGGAGGTTATGCGGCAGGAATGGTTCTTTACAATGGAGATGTTCTTGTCACAAAAACAAAAGGTCATACAGCGATTGTGACAAGCGGAAACCCTAGAAAAAATGTAAAAGATCATTTAAACCCATACCCGGAACCTGCAAGGATTTTAAAGAAAAAATTCCCTTGCATGAGAGGGGATGATGTGAGATGGCTTCAGACGGAGCTTATTTATCACGGATGCCTGGATGAAAAAGATAAAAAGGGAAACAGTAATGTGGACGGTATTCTTGGAAATGATACGGCGACCGGTATTGGAACATTCCAGAAAAAAGTCGGAATTACAGTAGATAAGAAATGCGGACCGGTTACAAGAGAAAAATTAAAAGAGTAGATCAAGGACGGTAAGGTGTCACAGCCTACCGTCTTTTTATTTTGCATAGAAAGTTGGTGCATATATGGCAGACATTGATGAATTACAAATAAAAATCAAAGCTGACTCTGCAAAAGCAAGTAATTCCATAGAAAGCCTTGTAAACAGCATGAATAGGCTCCGGGAAAGCATATCGTTTGACACTGCAAAACTTTCAAATATTGCAAGCGGAATCAGAAGCATTTCCGATGCAGCTACCGGGTTCAAAGGTGGTAAATCTTCGGAAATCACATCAATGGTGCGGGCACTCAATAAATTTTCTGGTGTTGATGCAAATTCTATCCACGGAATATCTTCTGCTGTGAGAGATCTTGCATCTGGAATAGCAAGTGTTAAAGCTGTTGATACAAGCGGACTCACAAGCATGGTGTCGGCACTGTCAAAAATTGGTGGCAAGGCATCTACACAGGCGACAAAGAATCTGCCGGCTTTATCTGCGCAGTTACAAAACTTTGTACGCCAGATGAACAAGATAGGTGCATTGAATTTTGATATGACCAATATGAGCAACCTTGTAACAGCCATATCAAGGCTTGGAAGCGTTGCAAGCGGACGTGCAGTAACAAATATACCTTTGCTTGCTGACAACCTTAAATATCTGTTTGAGACACTCTCAAAAGCACCAAATGTAAGCGCAAATATTTTACAAATGACACAGGCACTTGGAAATCTTTCAAACAGATCTGGCGGTGCGATTACTGGATTAAATAACAGCATCAGTAATCTTTCCGGTTCTTTCCTTGGATTTAAGACATCCACAGGAAAAGCATTGATCGGACTCAAGTCATTCACAAGACAGATTTTATCCTCTATGGGGATTTATCTTGGTCTGTACGGAGCGATCAGAGGAATAAAAAATGCAATCGACATATCATCGGCATTAACAGAGGTTCAGAACGTTGTTGATGTTACTTTTGGTGACATGTCAAAAAAAGTCAATGAGTTTGCACAGGACTCTATACGTCAGTTTGGTATGTCAGAACTGACATTGAAACAGACGGCAAGCCGATTCCAAGCAATGGGAACAGCCATGGGAATTGACAGCAGTTTGATAAAGAAAGCCAATGAGTTTTTGAATAAGCAGACAGATGGCTATATTGGTTTGTCTGATTCCATGGCTGATGTGTCTTTGAATTTAACAAAATTAACTGCTGATATGGCATCTCTGTATAACATAGATCAGGATGTTGTGTCGCAGGATTTAGCTGCAATATTTACCGGACAGACACGTCCATTAAGAGATTACGGTCTTGATCTCACACAGGCAACCCTTAAAGAGTGGGCAATGAAACAGGGATTAGATTCTGATATTGCGTCTATGTCACAGGCTGAAAAGACAATGCTCCGGTATCAGTACGTCCTTGCCAATACGCAGACAGCACAGGGAGACTTTGCGCGTACTGCTGATTCGTGGGCGAACCAGATCAGAATTTTAAAACAGTCATTTGAACAGCTTGGCAGTGTTATTGGTGGAGCATTAATCAATGCTTTTAAACCATTCGTAAAAGCACTCAATTCCGTTTTACTGGTTGTTATCAGCTTTGTTACAAAGGTTACAAACGCTTTAGGCGCAATCTTCGGATGGAAATATGAGGATTCCGGTGCAGGTCTTGCAGATAGTTTTTCAGATGCGGCAGAGAGCGCAGGCGATGTTGCTGACAATACCGGACAGGCGGCAAAGAACATTGACAAGATGAATAAGGGTGTCCGTCAGTTTGATGAATTGAAACTGATTACCACAAATGATGGTTCTGGCAAAAAAGGTTCGGGCGGTTCCGGCGGCGGTGGCGCATCAGGCGGTGCCAGTGGCGGTAAACTCGTCAAGACTGATACCATTTTCAAAAATTACGAAAGTGATATTAAAAATCTGAAACAACTTGGAAAATACATCAGTGATGCCTTATCAAAAGCTATGGAGTCTATCAACTGGGATAAGATTTATTCCAAGGCAAGAAATTTCGGCAAAGGCTTGGCAGATTTCCTTAATGGTCTTATCAATCCGAGACTGTTTGGAAATGTAGGAAAAACGATTGCCGGGGCACTGAATACGGCGATTTATGCCACACTTTCCTTTGGCCAGACATTTGACTGGTCAAACCTTGGAAAATCACTGGCAGAGGGAATAAATAAATTCTTCCAGACATTTGATTTTAAGGCACTTGCAGAAGATATAAATGTTTGGGTACAGGGAGTTTACAAGACGATTAAGACCATGATAGAAAATATCAAGTGGTCTGATGTTTGGAAAGGCGTAAAAGATTTTCTTTCAAACATTGATATTGAGACAGTTGAAATTCTTCTTGGAGCATTTGCTCTGAAACTTGCAGGCAAACTGTTAACAGGGAAACTTCTCAAGGAGACTATTGGAAAATTAATAGGAGCGAAATTCACAGCCGCTTTTGGTTCAACGGCGGTAAAATCATTGCTCTCTTATGCAATTCCTATTTCACTTGCTGTAGTAGTGGCAACGTTATCTTTTACGGTTGGAAAAGATAGCATAAAAAAAGATGCTAATAATTTAGAAAAAGCGTATGAAAAAGGCGGTTTTCTGCAATATCTTCAGGAAAGTTTTAAACAACTTCTTAATCCGTTTGAATGGATTAATGCATATGGCGGTGGAGTTTTGAGCCATGATACTGTGATGGACAAATTAGGCATTGGAAATGGAATGAATGTTGATGAATTTGTCAAAAATCTGCCTAAAAAGGAAGATTACAAATCATTAGATGATTTCCAAAAAGCATTAAATGAGTTCAATGATAATATGCCTAATAAATTAAATGTACCTGACAGCTTTGATCTAAAGGCGTGGATAGATGAATGGAAGAATATAAACGGATTAGATGATGTAGATTTACGAGCAGATGTCGTCCTTCCAAATTTACAGGAGAAGATTTCCGAGTTCAAAGACAATGTCAAAGAATGGTGGGGATTGAATGTAGAACTTCCAGTTCATAACAAATTGACAACTACTCAAAATGATATTTCTTTATGGTGGGAAAATGTAAAGGAATATTGGGGAGAAAAAAAGCTTTCAATACAGACAGAAATAGGAGAAATAAAAGGTAAAATAGAAGAAAAGTGGAATGAAGCCTTAACTTACATTCAGGAGAATATTTTCCCGTGGTTCACAAAGAAAAAGTGGATGGAAGTAGGGAATGGAATAAAAGAGGGATTGTCTGCTAAATGGGATGAGTTTTCCGATTGGTGGCAGAATACCGGAATATATAATTGGTGGGAAAATCATGTGAAGCCATGGTTTACAAAAAAAAGATGGGATGAGCAGGGAGACGGAATGAAAAAAGGTCTTTCTGAAAAATGGGGCGAATTTAGTAACTGGTGGAGTACATCTGGAATTGGTTCTTGGTGGACAAATCATGTAGAACCGTATTTTACAAAAGATAATTGGACATTCAGCGGCATTTCTGACGGATTGAAGCAGGCATTTGATAATGCTGTTGCAGGAATTAAGCAGGTATGGAATAATTTTGCAACGTGGCTTAATTCAAAACTGTCTTTTTCATGGGATTCTGTAAATATTGGTGGAAAAGAAATAATTCAAGCTGGCAATATTAACCTTGGAAAAATCCCAACGTTCGCCGCAGGAGGTTTTCCAAAACAGTACAGCATGTTTATGGCAGGAGAAAACGGCGTACCGGAAATCCTTGGAACAGTTGGAGGAAAGACAGCAGTTGCTGGGGGGCAGGAGATCACAGGTATTCGTGATGCTGTATACAGTACGTCACAGCAGGAAATTGCGTTACTTAAACAGCAAAATCAGTTATTGCAAGGAATCCTCGAAAAAGAATTTGGTGTGACACAAGACCAGATAGGAAGAAGTGCTAGAAAATACGCAAGAGAATATTTTAATAGAACGGGCAGAGAAGCATATAGTTTCTAATGACAAAAACAGCCACTTGTGGTAGAATTATTTTATTACAAGTGGTGGGAGGTAAACAATATGGAATATAGAGAGATTGATTTTCTTTGCGGTTGGACTATTGAACGAGCTGTAAAGGAATTGCACGAAAGAGCAAAGGATGGTAATAAATATTGTGGTGAATTCAATGGAAATAAACTAACATCTGATATGTCTTTAGATGATGCTTATATGCTTTGTATAGGTAAAACTTTTGACGAATTTAATAAAGAGCAAGAAGAAAGTCGTCAAAGATTAATTCGTGAAGAGGAAGAACATAAAAGAAAAATCCCTGAATTATCAAAGTATTGGATAGAAGAAGGTCATAAGGTTTTATCTAAAGATAAATGGAATATGTGGGATAAGTGTGTTCCTATTCGACTTAATGATCTATACAGAGGAATGGAACTTGGTCAATGCTTAGATATTATCAAAACTGTTAAAGAAAAATCTATTCAAGATGGAATTGAAATTATGAAAAATCAGGGACATTCTGGTATGTCATGGGGATTAATGAAGTCTATGATTAGAGAATTTTGTGATTGTGGCAATGAGTTCTTAGAACAGTTAGGAGACCAGCTATGAAAAGTCAACCATAAATTAGTAAAAAATTTCTTTTTCATATCGGTGGTAAAAAAGGGTAACTTTAATAGAGCTCCCTTAGGGTGCTTTTTCAAAATCTATCGATATTGGTATACAGACCTCTTATTCGAGGTTAAATTCTACTTCGTCAGTGAGCATCTTCCAGATGACTCTGACAAGCTTGCCGGCACAGTGCCCAAGTGCATTGTAGTGAGACCGGCCTTCAGCCCTCTTGGCATCATAATAAGCCTTGAAGGTTGCGTTGTTTCTGACAACGTTCCAAGCTGCATTTACAAGGGCATATCGTAATACACGAGAGCCACGTTTGGACATCCTTGTTGTCTTAGCCTGAAAGTTACCAGACTGATAAACAGAAGGATCCAGACCAGCAAAAGCAAGCAGCTTGTTTGGATTGGAGAAACGGTGAATATCACCTATTTCACCAAGAATCATTCCACCATTGATATAACCGATACCAGGAATGGTCATGATGACAGAATCGTTGAATTTCATGATATCCGTCATCTCAGCTTCAATCTTTTCTAATTGGCTATCCAGTAACTCGATTTGTTGAATGGTTTGAGTTATCTGAATAGATATAGCGCTGTCGTTAGCACCGACAGACTTCTGTGCGAGAACTCTTAATTCTTTGGCCTGCTCTTTAGTAAAGTGTCCGTGCGAGTTCACTTTGAGCAGATTTGCCAGATGAGTCATATGCATGGAAGCAATCTCTTTTGGAGAAGGTGCTTCTTTTAATAAAGCATAGACAGCGTGTTGATGCAGACCGGATTTGAAAAAGTATTGAATCTCCGGAAAGACCTGATCAACATAGGTTGTCAGTTGAATTTTCAATCGGGTACGTTGCTTTATGGTTTTCTGACGGAAACGTCCCAATGCCTTAAGATCCATCATATCGAGATCGAAGAAGCTGACGAATCTGAGGTTGTCCTGCATCATAAGAGTTTTAGCAATCACGTAAGTGTCGACCTTATCTGTCTTAGTTTTGCGAACGTTATTTTTTCGCATTTGACAGGTTTTGATGGGGTTCAACACACACACTTGGTAAAGCTCAGTAACAAGGTATCGAACAAGGTTGTCACCGTAGTGTGCCGTTGACTCAAGACCGATGATGAGGCTGTTCTTATCGAATGATTCGAGTTTAGAGACCAGCAGTTGGAAGCCATCAGCGTCATTTGTGAATTTGAACGGCTCAATGATTATTTCACCGTCGGAAGAAATCGCAGCGGCGAAATGATTAAGTTTGGCAATATCAATGCCTACGTAAATTTTCATGAGGTTGTACCTCCCTTTCCTAAAGTCTGATACCATGATGTCCACCATCGATTATCATCGTAGACTTGATAGAAATAAGTACTCTGAGTGAAAAACACTCCGGCAACATCCAGCTAATAAACAATTCAGATAAAGGTAGTGGCAATACACTCCAGTTGAGTAGTCAAGCTACAGAAAACAAATCAAAAGTCCATAGTATCTGAATTGTATTGAACCACGATATTAAAAGAAAGGAAATATGTGATAATTAACTTCCTAATTATCATACAAGGAAAAGCTATGAATGAAAAAAGTGAAACAAAATTATGCAAATACTGTCAGACGGAGATTCCAGCTAAAGCAAAAATTTGCCCTAATTGCAAAAAAAAGCAGGGTGGGGCAACAAAGTGGTTTGTTGCGGTGGTTATAGTTATAATCCTGTTGATTGCCACATTTGGCGGAAACGGAGAAAACAACGATGCAGTTGCTGATTCTACCGAGCAAAATAAAAAAGTTTCTTCTATTAGTACGGTAGATAACAAGGAAGCGACAAGAGAAGAAGTTTCTGATTCTGATTTTTTGGTAAAAGAGTATCTGTACGAAAACACAATAGGAGACACATTAGATTTTTTGATTGTAACAAATAATTCAAACACGAATGTCGCAATTTCTGGGAACGCTATAGCCAAAGATTCAAGTGGGAATTCAATAGGAGCCGCCGACATGAGCATTGATGTATTGGGAGTAGGGGAAACATCTATTGGCGTTTTCTATTTTGATAGTGTGTCCGGAATTGACAAGGTGGATTACACATTAGATTATGACGAAAACCCATATTATAAACCGGTTGTAAATGATTTATCCGTTGAACAGACATTTAATGATGAAAACGTTACTGTATCCGTGACCAATAACAGCACAAATCCGGCGCTTTTTGTAAGCGCGTATGCAATATTTTTTGACAGTAGTAATAATGTGGTAAATTACAACAGCACATATATTACAGATTCAGACAGTGAGATTAAACCAGGGAAAACTATTTCAGATCAGCTTGATTGCTATGGGAAATACGATCATGCAGAAGTATATTTTACTGGAAGAGCAGATAAATAGAATAATAAACTAAGGGAGAAGAATGTATGTACGACAAAGAAAAAGGGATTTATCCATCTGGAGGATATCTTGTTGGTAGAGATTTACCATTGGGCGGTTATGTTTTTACTGCAAAAAACGGTCAAAAAGGTTGCGTTACTCTTTACAAAAGCTATAAAGATTTTAAAGAAGAGGAAATGGAATTAACCTATGAATACTTTGAAGAAGATTATCATTTATCGCTAATGGAAGATGGTAATTACTTATTGGTGGAAAATGCAACAATACAGAAAATATAAGAGGAAGCGCAGAGATGCGCTTCTTTTTTGATTTATTTAGCACCTATCATACACGGTAGGTGCTATTTTTGTACCCATTTTTAGGAGAATAGCCATGAAAAAATATAAACCAATAGACTGGGGTAAGTGCTCGGAAAACCGGACACCAATAGGAAATCCGAATAATTGCCTTGTGGCGGATATTCTGCCGGATGGAAAAACTGAAATCTTATTTTTAAGTGATGATAACGGTGTTCGTATTTGTAAATCTGAAAGAGTAACTTGATTGGAGGTGGTCGCATGGCGTACAGCGGATGGCTGTTAAAGATTGGAAATTACACAGTGCCAATGTCTTTTATGAAAGCAGAGACATACAGTCCATATGTCAACATGCAGGATTTGGACGATTATACAGATGCCAACGGATATCTGCACAGAAATGCTGTGGAGTTAAAGGCATTAAAGGTTGAGTTTGAAACACCGGCTATGCTGACAAATAAGACTTTCAATGAGGTTTTAAATAATATCAGAAGCCAGTTCACAAATGCGACAGGGAGAGCCTGCTATATCACAGCGTATATCCCGGAATATGACGATTATGTGACGCAGTATGGCTATATGGCAGATTTTCAGCCTACGATATACGGAACATATGATGGGATAATTCGTTACAATTCAGTTCGGCTTGCTTTCATAGGGGGTGTGTACGGTGGTTAATTATAAATATGGCGACTTGTTCAAAAAAGATACGGTCGATAAGCAATTATCCATCGTATCTGATGACGGAAAAATCAATATCACAAATACAGAGCTACACCAAGAAAAATTCGAATTGACCGAAAGTTTGTGTTCGGAACAGGAATTGACGTTTGGATCATGCGAAGCCGCCATGATTAAATTCACGGTGTCAAATACATTTTTGCCAATGAAGGGCAGATGGATGACGGTAAGAATGTCCCTTGATGGACATGCAGATATCCCGTTCCAGTTCGGACGATATAAGGTTGATTCTGATACGCCCACGGCAGACAGAACGTGCCGTGATGTGGTTGCATATGATGCCCTTTATGACATTTTAAATGCAGATGTGGCAGCATGGTATAACA